CCATACCCGGCTCTCAGCCCAACATTTGCGGGCCTGCTAAACACAGACCCTAATTACATTCGCCTCAACAGCACTCACCGACCGTAAAACCAGTTGACACATCAAAATCTTCCATCTCTCAGGATGTTTCAACTGAGTCCAACGGTAACAGATTCCAGCCCATATTCGATTACCCCAATCTGCCCAACGGTAATAACTCTCTCCAGCCGTAAAAGAAGACTCGAGAGTAATGGTTTTGGAAACCATTTGTCGATAGACTCGATAAGCCCTGTCAAAATTTCTAAAATCACCAAAAAATTGAGGTAGATCATTAGGGGTAATCTTCTTCCTCCGCATTAGCTTCCACTCCAAACTGAGCTTCCGCCTATAGGCATCAGAAAACCTCTCTAAATCTCGAACCGTCCAATCAATTCTTGGTTGTGGTTGCGTCCCAAAGTACCTAGCTTTACTTTCAGGCATTTCGTCATCTCCCTTCACTCTCTCAAACCAACTCTCTGTCCTCATACCAGGCATTGGAAGGGATCCTCTAGCTCTTTGCTCTGCTGCACTCTCAAATTCTTTTCCCATATGTGAAATTCCCAAAACCTTCACAGAAAAAGAACGTTTCCTTACCGTCCTCATCTCCCAACCTTGACGACCCGTCCTTCCAGCACCAAAACCACCTAAGAGATAAGGAGTCATAATCCATTCTTGAAATGCTGACTCCGTAAATCCTCTCGGTTTGGTACCTCGGACAACCCGACGAAGAATATTTATAACATTTAATCCTCGCCTTGCTGCCATACGGCAACTAGCAACTAACGATTGAATCTTATCCTTCCCAACCTCTCCTTCCAACAGGTTTGTAAGTGGCTTTCGCCATACAATGGCGCGAAAAGCTCGAGCTGGAAAACCAGCAACTCTCCCCGCTAAGTATAGCTCATGAAGATACTCTGTACTTCCCCTAGTTACCCAAGTCTTTTCTGGATGAACTTCCAACCCAATCGAAGCATATACCGACGCTACCTCAACACGAGAAATTTCATACATCAGAGCGACTATAGCATCGTCACCCTGGTAACACTCAAGAAGGATGTCACTTCGACGAAGCGTTTCTAGAACATAGCGTGTTTCAACCCGATTAAGGATAGAATCTAACACTGCTGTAAACTTATATCCTGACAAAACACCATTTTTCCATAACATCTCAACATCTCCATATTCTAAAATTACTCGCCGTAAACTTCGCATCTCAGCTTCCATG